ACCTATGAAAAGATACCGTTATGTGATTGTCAAACAAGACAAACCCAATGCTTTGCTTCCATATGGCGTAGAAGTTTATTTAAACCAAGACAAAGAACCCATTAGATCTTATTGGTTTAAGACACCCCAAGAAAGAATAGAGGGCCTCAAGATTGTTGCTAATTATGATTAATCTCGATACAATCCGAGAGTGGTACTTGTTTGATTTGATTCAATATATCTTCTACTCTCCTAAAAGTATGTATCTTATGAGTGCCACACTCTCATGAGTTTTCTCGCAATCTTAACCGTTATCGTATATATCTTAGCTATTATCCTAGGCAGACCTAAACCTTAGTCAAAACTTTCTTCTTCCTCTACATCTGTAGCTTGATCTATTACTTCCTGTTTTAGATCTTCCTGTTCCAACCTTTCTAAACTATCAGCTTCATCTTCCAGCTCGCCTGGATCCAGAAGACCGTCAGTTTTATTGGCTAAGACCACATTCCCCATCAGCTGCTCAAGTCGTTTCTCTACTTCTTCCCGACTCATTTGATCTACCTTCCCGAACATAACTTCTTTTCTATCCACTACAAGACCCCCGACCTTTAACAAACTATTTTGTGCCGATATGGCAGCGTTAAAGGACCCCGCTTCGAGGGCCTTGTCTCTAATATCATATAGATCCTGGACAGCTCTATCATAATTCAACTCATACTTCTTCTTAGCCTCATTCATCAGATAGTTATATTCTTTGCGAATAGTTGGATGATTCATGAGTTTATTAGCAGATTGACGAGCATCTTTATACCCAGCCTTATGTGCGCATTCTACGAGAGATAGCCGAGGATTATTGACAGCTTGCCAAATAAAGTTTCTTTGTCTGCGATTGAGTGAATTGTCTAGGTTAGCGAATTCTATAGGAGCTTCTTCTTCTGGAGAAAGGATAGGTTCATATTCTAATTTATTTTTTCTATAACCCATATTGTTTTAAGCATATTAGAGTGAGGGAAATAATAATACCTACCCCCACTTTACCCTAAAGTGTATTGAGAGGATACCTTACAACAAATTACTTCGTCAAGATATTTATTATTTATTTATCTATATTTCCTTCTTTCCTGTGACAAAAATGAAAAAAATAAAATAATCGTCAAACCCGCATTCTTATCATGTTTTCTTGCGTCATACATTTATGACAAAAATAAGACAATAATAGATTAGTCATTATCTGGCGTAAATTCTATGACAGTTTCACCTAGTTCCACATACTGATTGAGGATCTCATCTACTAAATGCAGCAGCTTATCATCATCCTCTTCTACAAGCTTTTGTAGACTCCACACACAATAGCTCAATGAAGTTAAAACAACGCTTAACTTATCCTCGCCTCTTAGTGTGTAATTGTTAAAAAGATTCTCTAAACGCGAAACCACCTCAGCTAGAGTTGGCTTTTGCATCTTACTTTGGATTGGCACTACTTTGACTGTCATTAATTAACTATAACTTATTTAGTAGAATTATCTAGGTCTTCTTGTTTAACCTCATGTGCAACATGACGCATCAATATATCAATAAGTTCTAGCTTTTCAGACCTGGAAAGACTATGAAACTGGCTCACGATTGTTTGTATTAACTCTGTACTACTCATATTTTTATTCCTTATATAAAAGCGGGGGATTGTTTCGCCAAGCTCCCCCGATACTTATGCAGACTATCCAGCTTAATTACTGAATGACGCGAACTAAACTATTTGAATGTTCTCAAACTCTTCGTTATGAAACATACGAACTTCTTCCTCTGGACAGGATGACTCGAAGTTTAAGTTTTCTTTGTGATATTTCTTGTAGGCCCCCACAAGATTATTCGTTTTCTTATCAGCCAGATCGTTTTCAGCCTGGTCATAAGACAAACGCATTAACATATACATATCGCTTGTTCTACCCATTTGTAACCTCCTAAAGTTTCTATATGTAGACATTATAGACTTTTTCCTTTAAAATGCAATGAAACACATTTACTTAGGAGAGTAATATGCAAACAACTAAAGAACAGATAGATGCAATCTTAAATGCATCAAACGAAAGGGAGATCACTAAAGATCGTCTTAACTACACTTTGTTTGAACTGAAGGCTAACATCTCAGATCTAACAGAGATTGTTAATAAACTTACAGATGCCGTTGATAGCATGAAGGAGGCGTCATGAAGATAATGCCAGAAATCTTAGAGAACGAAGAACATATGGTCCTTGGGGATGCTGTCTATTTCCCAGATATGGAACATAACTTCTATCATTCAGTACCAGGAATCTCATCATCAAACATTAGAAGGTTTGGTCAGAGTCAGCTTCATGCATTTGAAGAGGAGAATGAGACTACCCCAGCCATGAAGTTTGGAACTGCCGCTCACTCGCTTATTGTTGAGGGAGAGGAAGCTTTTGTGAATGATGTGGTGTGCTTGAGTGGATCTCCATACACTAACGCTAACAAAGAGTTAAAGAAGGAATATGAGGACAGAGGATTAACCGTCATTACTGCTAAAGATAAAGACACTCTTTACAGTATGAAGGAAGCTTTGATACCAGAAGGTATTAAACATCTATCAGCTGATAAGGGAGAATATCCAAGTGTGTTCAACTCTCCGTTTGAAAGAGCAATCTTTTGGTGGGAAAAGGATTTATTACTCAAAGTTAAGTCAGATGTAATTAGATATCCTGTCAGTATGCCTCATGAGTCTAACTCTATTATTCTTGTTGATTATAAAACTACGACTGATTGTTCAGTTAGAGGTTTTACTTCATCTATCAAGAAGTATCAGTATGATCTTCAAGCAGCTTGGTACAAACGTGGCTTTGAGAAAGCTGGCTTTCATGTAGCTGATTTTATCTTTGTTGCGCAAGAAAAGAAAAAACCTTTTGCAAGTAAGATCTTCAAAATGAATCATGATGACATGACTTCTGGTTGGCTCAAGCTTGAACATTTATTAGGCGAATACAACGCTGTATTAAACGGTCAAGAAGCTACGATTTATAACTCACCTAATATTGTGACTGTAGATCTTGGAGATAGGAAGTGAGTAAAGGGAAACATGATCCAGTAAACCAACCACCTCACTACACTAGAGGTGAGATAGAGTATATACAGGCCATGAGATCTATGCTTACGGCAGAAGAGTTTAAAGGTTTCTGCAAAGGTAATGCCGTTAAATATATTTGGAGAGAAGATCTAAAAGGATCTAACATCTCGGATCTAAAAAAAGCAGTTGTCTATTTAAATTGGGCGATAGAAAGATTGGAGAATCTGTAATGATTAATTACCCTTGTGGTTGGTTTGATGTAGAACAGTTGCCTGGTGGTTCTGGAGAGAAAGAAGATGATAGAAGTTGAGCAAATTAAAATGCGTAAAGACATAAGAATTTTGCATAAAAAATACAAGTTTACATATCATGCTTTGGCTAGAGGATTGGGAGTAAGTGATAACATGATAAGAAGAATGGTAAGTCAAGAAGTTGTATTTTTAAACAAAGAATCTCACACAAAAGTAAAAGAAAATTTGTTAAATCTTACAAACGAATTACAAGAAGCTAAAGAATATAAAGGCTTTGACGAATGAAAGATCTTAAAAAAGAAAGAGAAGTCTTGGTCCAGGCAAAGTTTTATGTTGATGCTGTAGATCCAAACGCTGCAAACATTCCAGATTTATTAAGAGATAAGTTTGAAACCGAAGTCGATAGAAATAAAATATTCTTTTCTATTTGCATACCAGGAGACAATAACGAAATAGATCTAGAAAAACTTATTGAAGAAAACAACGATCTTTTACATAAAGTTAAATTTTGGCAAGAACTTTACCTAAAAGCTATAGATCCAAATACCCCAAAAACGTGATAACTTCGTTAAGGGTAAACCCTAGGGTAGGGTAAGAAAACGTCACCAGCGGCCTCTCAGAAGGTCGTTTTTTTTCAAAACACAAAAAAAAGGGGCATATAGCCCCCTTCTTTCCTTATCACCTAGAACGGAGGTTTCTCTCCAGGTGCAGCTGGTTTCATCTCTGAAGGTGTCATCTCTAAGATTTTAGTCTTTAAAGATGTAACAGCTTGGCCGTCATTATTAGTCCAGTTGTCTTCAAACTGTCTAATTTTTACTCTAAGTTGCTTACCAATAAAATCTTTTGCAAGATCTGGTAGCTTCTTAAATCCACAAGTAAGAGCAAGCCGACTAAATATCTCACTTGCTATTCTTTTTGAATCTTCATTAGCAGACCATAAGTTATACCATTCATTATGATCTCGGTAGTTACCGCCATCAATTTGAAAAGTTACCTTCTGCGTCCAATTACCGCTGTTAGATTTATATTTCTCAGCAGCAATAATCTTTGCCTCGTATTCACCAGTTGGAGCAACCTCTGGACCTTTCGATTCCATTTGCTCCGCATTCTCAAAAAAATCAACGCCATCAAAATCTGACATTACGCACTCTCCTTACTTTCAACATTAATAGTAAACCCTAATTTTGCAATTAGAGCAGTTAGATTTGGTTCCTCAAAGGCTTCTAGCTTACCGCTACGGTCTTTGGCTGTGTAGCCTTGACCTATCCTTGTTTGTAACCACCTTGCAGCTACGGGATTACCGTCATCATCTTGATCTTCGATAACTCGTAGTGCTAAAACCTCATCAAAGAAATACGTAATTGCATCCCCCAAAGGTTTACTTGCCATCTTAGGACCAAAGAAAAATACACCATCATTATTTTCTTTACCTTCTTTGCAAAGAAATAAGACATGCATATCTAGATCCCTAAATGATCTCATTAGACTTGTAACAGCTTCACTTACGTTTTGATAAGCCATTCTTCCGTCTTTGTTTCTACCTTTCTCGTGTACCAATAAGATCTCAGAAATCTCTGATACAGAGTCTAAACATACGCTATCGTACACTAATTCACCAGATTTAAGAGCAGCATATACCTCTCTTAGATCATCATAATTAGAAACTTCAATAGCAGATACGTTAGGCGCATCTTTAATGGAAAGCAAACCAGCTTCCGCACTAATGACTAAAACATTACCTGGCATACTTTGTGTTGAAAAAGTTTTACCAGCTCCAGCTTGACCATATACAAGAAGCTTGGCCCCTTGTTGGTCCACCAATTTATCAGGTGTTTTTATCTTATCTTTTAAGCTCATGATCTACCCTCCTATAGTTTGTGTAAAAATGAACTTGATTATTATAACCCAAGAAACTACAATATGTAAATCATATTATTTAGGAGAAGTATATGAGCAAACAAAACGATATAACTTGGCTAGCTAATTACTATTTTAGGTCCAAGGCTATTGCAACAAAAAAATTAAAGGAGTTAAGCACTATGGGCGTTCAACCAAAGCATAAAGAAAGAAAAGTAGATCAATATACATTATCTGGTTATATAAAGTTTTTAGGTCATAAAAAAGCAGCAGAAGATTTTAATTGTTCTGAAGCATCATGCAAATCCTGGAGGTATGGATACAGGCAACCATCTATAGCGCAAGCTAAACAGATCATACAAGCAACAGAGGGAAGATTAGACTTTGAATCTATTTACGGTTCTATATCTGAAATTTTAGAAGAACAAAAATAGTATGTTCCAACTCAATATTACCGAGGATGACTCGTCCTTGGATATTGCGCTGGCTTATTATGATGATGGATATAATGTAGTACCTTTACAAAGATCTAACAAGAAACCGCCGTCATTTTTAAAAGGCTGGGAACAATATAAGGAAACAAGACCCACTAGGGAACTTGTAGAGTCTTGGTTTAAAGATAGAGACAATTTAGTTGTTGCATTAGTTTGTGGCAAGTTTGTTGTTGTTGATGCAGACTCACCAGAGGCTATGGATTGGGTAGAGAAGAATTTACCTGCTTGTCCATTTAAAGTCATAACTGGTAAGGGTATGCATTACTATTATAACAATCCAGAAAACTATACAACCTTTGCAACTAGAAGGACCAACGAAACACCTATTGAACGACTAATAGATATTAGGGGTGTGGGTGGTCTTATTATTGCTCCATATAACCGTCATGCTAATGGCCAAGTTTATAAGCCTGTTATGTTTCCAGATTGGAAAGTACATGACCACTCAGATCTTCCAGACTTTACTGAAAAAGAATTCCTACAGATTACAGGAGTTCCTAAGATTGATAGCAGTAAACAAACGGCACCTTTCTCCTTGGATGGTGTGTTGGAAGGATCTAGGAATGATGGAGCTGCTAGGATTGCAGGTTATCTTATATCTAAAAATGTAAACCTAGAATTTGTTAGAGTCTTTTTACAAAACTGGAATAAGAATAATAATCCACCACTACCGCAACAAGAAGTAGATTCAGTTGTTGATAATGTTAAAAGAACACATGACCGTAAGAATCAGATAGCTCCACTATTTATACAGTCAACCGAAAGCATTACACCACC